TTTATCGCCATTTTCTTTTTCATCTAATATTCCTCTTATTTTAATTAAACATTCTTTTAATGGTTGTGGGCCTGGAGCTTTACCACCTGATGTTATTAATTGGGCCCCTTTAGGTCTAATATCAGAATAATCAAAAATAACATTAGATCCTCCAAAGAAATATGTTTTTATTAAAACTTTAATTGCATCTGCCCAACCTTCTATAGAATCTGCTATTAAAAATCTTCTTTTTCTGTTTCCGTTTGGTTTACAAATTTCTGGTAGTTGTTCTACATGATGTTTCTGAACTGAAAATCCTATACCAGTCCCACCTAATAATAAAAACATTGTTTCTGAAAACGATCTCCAGTCATCGATTGGAAGATACGCGCAATTGAAAACTCTGTTTGGACTAATTTCGATAGGTTTGCCTGCAAATTGCATACTCCTCATAGACGGTAACACTTTTTTGTCGTAAACGAACTTATAAGTTTCATTAATTTCTTTTTTTAAGTTTGGATATTTTTTTATATGCATACTTTTGTTGCGTGTTACTATCTCATCCCATGTTTCTCTTCTATTTAATTCTGGAATGTATCTAGCGTACTTCATGTAAACTGTTATATCGCTGAGGATTTTATTCGACAAGTTCATATAGTGTCCCTTATTTTGAGTAATATTTTAAAAATAAATTATTGTAACCGCATGCTTGCTTTTGCGAGTTGTAAATATAATTATGTAGGTGGTTTATATTAAAGCCAGAAATTTCTTGATAAATTATTCTTTTAACTCATTAAATTTTTGGGCAAGCATTTGTCTGGCGTATTCTGATCGATTCTCAATTTTCTTACTAGCTTCTCGGCCCTGTACCGTGTTTTTTTCATAGATATTTATTTGACCACTTGAAGTGTTTATTTGGCTTGGAAAAGTTATCCCATCTGGTCCGAATCTATTTTTTATGACATGCCACACACCAGTACCGGCAACTTTATCTTCTACTTTTCTAGATAACGACATTACAAAATCTGCGATCATTACTTTTGAATACGATTCTGCGATTTTACTTGCATCGATATATTCAACATCACCGTCTAGACTGGATCTGTTAGCTTGTGACGCTGTCCATATCGGTATTTCGTACTCACCTGCAATTCCTCGTAAATCTTCATATAGCCCTTCTAGTTCATGTCGTTTTTCTTGGCCAGGGCCCTTAAGTAAATCTGCGTAGTCTACGATTATTAAATCAGGTTTAATATCTAGTGTTGTTGTTTTCTCAATATGAGCTCTTAACGTTTGTATTCTTGCTGCTTTTGTTGGATAATATTTAATAATTAACTTACCCGGTATCGATTTCACCAATTCTTTTACATCCTCCTTATGATGTTTTAGATTTTGTGCTGGTATACCTGTTATCACGCTATCATATCTTAATCCAACATACGATTGATTTAATTCTAAAGTATAATGAATAACATTTAATCCTTTCTTTATTGCGTTTGCACCAATATTGATTAATGCCCATGATTTTCCAATTCCTGCAGGTGCAACAAATACTCCCAATTCACCTTTACCTAATCCCCCATCCATAAGACTGGTTATGGCTGGCCATGGTGTCTCTACAGTATTCCTTACACTTTCTTGATACCTTTCTTCTATCTGAATGTTATACTCGTGACCGATATCTTTTTCAATACCTACTTTTAATGCATTATCTATAGTATTTCTTATATCATCGTAATTACCTGATTCGAGTAATGTGACAGAATCTAAAATTGCATTTTTAATACACTTATTCTTACAGAATTCTAAAGTCTTTTCTTTTATAAAATCTAAGTCAGTTGATTCTAGATGTCTGTGTACATCTTTTAATGCTTCTAAAACGGTTGCTTTTATTATATCGTTATCTATATCAAGCACTTCTGCTCTAAACACTTCAAACGTTGGTGATATCTTATGTTTATCGTAATATTTGAATATACATTCTAATACCCACTTATTTGCGTTAGATTCAAAGTAATCGGGTTCTAGTATATCAGCTATTTGTTGTAAAAATGCATTGTCAAGTAAAAGGGATGATATGATTTTGATTTGAAATGTATACCCAAAATTTTGAAGCGTTTCATTACCCATTCTATTCTCGATTTAAAGCAAATGCATTTAAAGTTCTAAAACTTTGATTTAACCAATAATCTAAATTCTTAATATTAGTAAAAAGTTTATCTTGCATAAACATCTTTTTAAATTCTAATACGTTTAATTTATTTATTGGAGCCGCAACTATATCTTTTATTCTAGATTTATGATTACCACTTATATCTACGTCATTCAATTGCATCAATTTATAATTACGCTCTAAAATATTATTCGATGCGTAAATAGTCTCATGTATTTTATATTTTTTATCCAATCCGGCAATATACTTATTTATCTGATCTAATGTTTTAAATTCATTATCCGATAATATCGGAATATATTTTTTTATTGTCTTAAGACCAGCTCCAGGTATTCCCGGTATATTATCTGATTTATCTCCATCAAAAACTCTATACCAAATAAAGTTATTATGGTTGATACCAAATTCCTCGTGCAGTAATTTAACATCATATAACTTCTTCTTAACAGGGCTCCATACTCGTATTCTTTCATTAACCAGTTGCAAAAAATCTTTATCGGTTGACATTATACACACTTTAGATTTAAGTAAATTTTTTGCAATATAAGCCATCACGTCATCGGCTTCTATGTTATCTAAAGATAATATTGTAACTGGTAAATTTGTAAGATATTCTATAACCCGTTGAAATTGAAGTCCCATACTTACTCTTTCATCTTCAGGAGATATATCTAACGCTCTGTTAAATGGAGTCTTATGTAATCGTTTTTGTTTGTAATCTGGGAAGATTTTTCTTCGTCTTAAACTACCTCCTTTTCCATCAAATACAATAATGCATCTAGTTGGGTTATGAAGTCTAATAGCCGCTGCTATTGACTGTAAAAATCCGGATATACCGCCTACGTGATCTCCATCATCATTTAATGTTGGAACTGCACTGTAAACTCTAATGAAGTTATTTAAACCATCGATAATTAATACATTATCATCTTTGTCTTTTGGTAATTCTTTTGCTCCTTCTTTTATATCATCAAGAAATTGAATATATTTTTTGTTCATCTACCCTTCAGAATTTATAACCTCTTCGTCAATAACGATATCATCGATTCCTCCGTCTTCTCCTGGTTTATATTTAAGAATGACGGCATCACATATCCTTTTATATATTTGCTCTTTTAATTCTGAGTTCTCCATAATCTTTTCTTCGAATTCCTTAGATTGAAATTTAGTTTCCTCTCCAGTTTCAGTGTTTGTGTAAGTATACCATGCACCTGCAGTAGATACAAGTTTATTGTCTTTTAATACATTTAACCAACCACCGTAATTATCGATACCTGAATCAAAGTATATATCATAATCGATACTTTTTAATGGTGGACCTAAACGATTCTTTATTACCTGGCATCTGGTTTTGATTCCAACTACTTGATCTTTTCCGTGTTTTTTAGCTTTTATTTGACCGACTGATTTTAATCGTAATCTTACAGATGAATGAAATGCAATTGCTTTACCTCCTGATGTAGTCCATGGGTCACCAAACATAACTCCTAAACGGGTTCTTAATTGATTCGTAAAGATAAGGCATATTTTTTCTCTACCTATCATGTTAGTCATCTTTCTCATGGCTTTAGAAAGTATAATAGCTTTCTGTGTTGCGTATCCATCTTTATCAAACTCTGCAGCCATTTCTATTTTTGTACTTGCACCCATGACAGAATCTACTACAATAGTAACTAATCTATCTCGATTACTTTCTCTAATTTTAATAACAATACTTTCTATTGCTTCAAATATATCTTCTACAGTCTCTAACGGAACGTAAAGCATCTTTTCTAAATCAACTCCAATAGCTTCTAGAAAATCTCTACTGACTGCGTTTTCAGTATCAATGTAAACACCTAAGCCTCCAAGTTTTTGTGTGTTAGCTAATGCATGTGCCGCCAATAATGATTTTCCGGAAGCTTCAAGTCCAGTTATCTCTGAAATTCTACCTATAGGAAATCCGCCACCCGGTTTATTGGATATTGCAATATCAAGCATAGAACTACCTGTACCTATATATCCTTTAATCTCGCTAGGCGAATCTCCTTTACCATTCAAGAAAAAAGCAACTTTAGTACTCGAACTTTTGAATTTTTTGTTAAGCCCTTCTGCTAGTATATTAGCCAGTTCATCCTGTACTTCTGATTTCTTCTTTGCCATAATAAATTTTACTTATTGAAAAGTTCTTCAAATGCAGCTGATACGTCATCAACTTTTTTAGTTCCTTCTGTTCCGTTAGTAGCTTCAGCTTTTCCAGATTCAGCCTCTTCAGAATCTTCTGGGTTTAACCAAACCTGTAGTGCAGCAGTTAAATCATCGTACGACGGTTCTTTAAAGATGTCCGTTATTACTTTCTGATTAGTTAATGACGACACTACATTTTTATCTTCGCTTACTTTAGTTTGATTAGGTTTTACTCTAATCGTGGTCTTTGGAAACTGACCTGCTCCTTCAGCTGGTGTAAATTCTACTGCAATATCTCTTCCATTAACTGGATCTGAAATATCACCATAATCTGGATCTGAAATAAACCCGAGTAGTTCTTGATAAACCTGTTTCCCAAATCCCCAAAATTTAACACCTTCTGATTCTTCTCCTCTAACTAAAACAGGAACATACGTTCTCATTTTAGGTTCTAATTTTCTTGAAAGTTTCCAATCGTCGGAATTTCCAGTTGCTTTAAGCTTTTCGGCAAATTCAACTATAGGATCTTGTCTACCAAACGAGATTGGTGAAAGATAATTCTTTCCGTTTAATCCGTAATGAAAGTAAAGTTCAATAAACGGATTGTCTTTATCATGTTGATAAGGTACGATACGAACTTGTTGTTTACCCGGTTCAGGTTTCCACAAATTATTTTGTTGTCCAGTCTTGCTTTGAAGTGACTGTAACTTCTTTCTGATTGCATCCATATCAATGGCCATAATTTTCTCTTTTAATTGTTAACTAATAAAAACTTTTATATAATATAAGTAATTTTTTTTGAAAAGCCAAATCTATACGAAAAATTCGTTAACGACATTCGGTATTTTTTTAGTTTCAATAAAATTACTTATATATTCCATATTATCATATAATAATTTATAATCTAATTTATTATATGTTAAATAATCAAATAAATCTTTGATTATTTTTCCTTTAACTCCAATTACTGAAAAGCTAAATAATTTTGCTGCATTTTGAGTTGGATCTTTTAACGGGAATAAATAAACAGAATTTCCTGTTGGTTTAACTTCCGAGTTAAATGTTGTGTTATCTATTAAGAACGCGATTTTTGTATTGTTGTAATTAAATGATTTTTTTATGTTTAACGATTTAAGATATTTAGCTG